CTATTCGTGGCCATCATTTCTGATGGTCACATACCTTTTCACATCAGCGGAGACTAGGATTATGCCGATAAAGCTTACAGGGGAACTTCGTTATGATACACGAGGCCTCCCTGAGGGCTATGATCCTCATAAATTCTATGAGTATCGGCGTGAAACCCTAGTTAACAGTGCTACCGGTGTGGAGTCGTTTGCCTATAAGTACATCCCTTGGGAGCTCCTAAAGTCTTTCGCTTTCGCGATTGACCCAGTGGCTGCTTTTAAGGTTGCACCAATGGCAATTACGCCAGCAAATCGAACTAAAGTTCGGCTCACAGCATCCGTTACTCAAAAACGGAACCGAATGTATCGTAAGACACATTTCGGGTGGGGACAAGAGGTTAATTACCGTAATGTCTCCATTTGTTGGGCGCCCTACTATAGTTTTGATAGCTGGGTATATTCTCCAGCGGATACCCCTGCAACGCAGCAGGACCCGTTGGCTGACACACTCCACGACACGACCTCTCGAACGCGCCTTCTTGGATCGCCGATGGGGGAATTTGATTTGTTCAAATCCTTCATCAACTCTCCTCCTAGGTACGTTTCTGAGATCCGTCGGATAGATATCCGTTACTATTTCGGTGACGTTGAGGCCTCTTGCACTGCTGTTGGCGGAAGCCAGCAGAAGGGTAGTGGGTCTCTAGAAACTGAAACAGTTGGTTTCTATCCAACCGGTGGCACGCTGTCCAAAGGCAATCTTGAGTATCTAAGAACCTCAGAGATATCTTATTGCAAGAGCTTATGCTCTCGTAATCTGGTATCTATGCTGAAGGACTACTCTCCTAAGCGTAGAGAGTATGCCTACTTTAGGAACTTAGCAGAGTTGCGTGATTTGCCACGGAGTATTGCATCACTGCAGAATTCCCTGACAAGTTACTACACGCTCTGGCACTCCCTGGCTACACAGCCTTCACTTCGAAAAAGAATTTTCGATCTGAAGGTTGCTGCCAGCACGATCCCGAATGAATATTTATCTTTTCATTTTGGATGGAGGCAAACTTATAACGACCTTATGGACTTGTTGGCTCTCCCCGAGAAACTTTTGAAGAAAAACGACTTCTTAATTTCTCGGGCTGGGAAACCAACGACGTTCCGGGTGACAAGGGATTTCCCCTCATCCGAAACGGCACCTCTAAGCTTTGACTACGATACAGCGGGGTTTGAGTACGAAAGGACTTCTACCTCGCGGCTTGAAAGGACGTCTCAGGTGCGTTTAGTGATAAACGCTATCTTTGATTTCCCTAAAGCCAATGTACCGCGGTTCCGCTACGAACATTTTCTCGAGCGAACCGGAATCAATCCAAGGATCACGGATATATATAATCTTATTCCGTGGACTTGGCTAGTTGATTGGTTTACTGGTTTTGGTAATTATGTCGAGTTAATCGACAATATTAACCAAGATCAGAATCTAATCAACTGGGGTCTAATCTCCTGCAGGACGCAGGGGAGGTTGATCACTGATTTTCAGTCAAAGACTTATATGGTAGACGACGTCTATGAAACGCCAGGAGCCCATGTTCAGACTCTTAGTCCGAACATAAATAGGCACACCAGCATTCTAGAGTACGAGTGTCATACACGTACGGACGTCGCTACCATCCTTGATGTGAAACGAACCTCTGTACCCTCAAGTTTGACAGGGTATCAGCAGTCCATAATCGGCGCCCTGCTCTTGCAGCGCACCGAGATTCTGGGAAAGAACACATTCCGTGTTCGATCCTAAAACCCATTACAAGGAGATACGTCATGCTACCCGACCCGGTAACCGTTGCAGCTGCTTCGCCCACGCCCTCCCTTGTCTTCACGATAGTGAAGCAAGATGGCTATGGATCGGAGCGGAACGATACTGGTGGTAACGGTTATTCCGTTATCATCCAGCACCAGAAGCAGAAAGGCGGAGGTGACCGCCACTACGTCCAAATGACGCAGGTGGTCAACGCTGTCGATCCGTATTCTGGCCTGACGAAGAAACAAACTGCGTCAGTGTCGTTCACAATCGTGCGTCCTTCGTTCGGCTTCACCGACGCGGCCATGGTCGCGCTGGCGAAGGCCCTTACGGACTTTCGCGACGATTCTGAGGTTACCACTGCCAGACTGCTGCAGTTCCAGTCCTAGAACCTCTTGAAGGAGCTCATTATGAGACTCCGGGAGGTTTTTCCGATCGGTCCTATAGCAGGCTGTTTTGCACTTAGCTTCGTTGTGTCTGGGTTCGTACTCTTTATGAGCATGAACTCATGTCATTTCGATCGCTCTGTGCAAATGTCCCTCCTTTTTGGAGGGGCGCAGTACTCCAGCTTTCGCTGGTCTCTGGTTTGCATGACTCGGAGTTCCCTACCTCATGGAGGAGAGAATGAAAAGTCCGCTAACGCTCCTGTCCAGCCTCTGGCAAGATTTCCAGAGGTTGAACCCTGATGTGAAAGGCCTGAAACGGGATATCATCTCGTTTCAGAGAAGGTTCGAACACGAAGGCTATAGTTTCCTTACTATAGCTTTACCGTCCTTAGGTGACGCCCTTACTCAGGGCTTGGCCACTGGACAGTTCGCCTGCCCGGAAGGATTTAAGAAAATCCCCCGGGGAGCAATCCCGAGAATTTGTTCGGGTATGTTCTGCGAAGTGTTCGATCCATGCACCGGCAAACTTAAAGAGGACGCCGACTTAGGCGTAGTTAAGTGCCTCAGAGAGGGACTTTATCTCTTTAAGAAAGTGCGTCTGTTGACTTTGGAAGAGGAAACTCTTCATAAGAAGGCAACAGAAACATTTGCGAGGTGTGATATGATTGCCGGGCGGGTTATTATACCCGAACGGGAATCGCATCTCATCTCTTCCATTGCTAAAGTCGTGCTTTATGGGCAAAGTTCTAAGCCCACAAGCGAATTGCGGCTGAAGCATGGACCCGGTGCGGTGTTTGAAGGGCTAAAAGGCAACCAGAAGTGGTCGTCTCTCACGGAGTCAGTAAGGAATGCTGACTTCGACCTTGACACGTATGGGTACAGTGATTTCGGCTATTACCTCTCTCCTTTCGAGGAGAGGGCCGGAACCACAGACTCGGCGGACAAGGAGCGCCTTTCAACGCTCGCTTCTCGTCGCACTGCCAAGCTTATCTCTGTGCCGAAGAATTCGACATCGAGACGTACTATTACTATGGAACCCCTACTGAACCAATTTGTTCAGCAAGGGTTGAACTTAGAGTTGCGTTCTATGATTGAACGTGACCCTATCCTTAGTATTAGCTTGGCTTTAACCGATCAGAGCTTGAATCAAAAGCTTGCTCTGGCCGGCTCCTTGACTGACGACTGGG